ATTATGCAATTATGCAATTATGCAATTATGCAATTATTTATAAAAAAATATAAGAATAATTTAAAATATATTGCAATTATGCAATTATGCAATTATGCATAAAAAAAATATAAGTATAATATAAATGAATAATATTTTTTTTATATCTCGATATGAATTATGTTTTTTTATAGGATTAATAATAGGACTTATTTTATTATATTACAAAAGTAGTAATAAAATTTTTGGAGGTGTTGTTAATAAAGTTATAGATTTACGATGTAATCCTTATATAAAAAAAAAATATGTATCTCCTTGGTTGAACTCTTTTATGGAATATGATTATCGTAGTAAATGTTTAAAATAAAATAATACATTTTTATTAATATATAATTGTTTTTTCATGTCCAACAACAATAGAAGGATCAACTACAACTTTAATATTATTTTTTTTTAATTTAATAAAAAGAGCTACATCCTCACTTGTAAATTCTTTTATATCATTATCAAAGTTATATATTTCTGGTAAAAATGGAGGATATTCTATTTTTTCCATAACTCCTTTTTTCATTAAACACCAACCTAAACCTACATAATCAGCTATAAAAGGTAAATCATCTTTATTAACTTCATCTTTTTTAAGAAATTGATAATTTCCATGTTTTTTAAAGTATTCATTATTCATATCTTTTACACAACACCAGTATTTTCCAGTATCCATTAAATACATACCATTAGCAACATCTACATTTAAATTGATTAATTTGAAAAAATGTTCTGGTTTAAAAACCATGTCACTATCAATCCACATAATATAATCATAATCTAAATTACCATTAAAAGGTTTTTGATTTTTACCTTTAAGTACATCATATCCTAAACATTTACTTCTAACAAAATTTACGTTTGAATCATATGCACATGAAACTAATGGAGTAATATTATTTTTTATACATGCCATAAGTAATTCAGTCCAACTCATAAGAAAATTATTACTAAAATTTCTACCTGGTAGACAAAAAACAACTGTAATAGATTTACTTTGTCTATTCATATAATATATATAAAAACATGTTTATATATATATTATATATTTAATATGAATAATAATAATTTTAGAAAATATTGTATTTGGTGTAATACTATTTATAAATCCCCTCAAAATTATAAATTACATTTAAAAACTGGAAAACATAAAATAAATTCTGAAAAAAAATTTAATAATTATAAAGAAATAATAGAAGAAGCAGATAATGATATTAAAAATTTTATTAATAAATTTAATAATGTAAATTTTTGTAATGATTTAAATTATGAAACTGCATTATTATTTGCATATGCAAATGATAATAATTTAGATTTTAGCAATAATAATTACATATTATAGTAAGAAATAAAAATATAATTAGTAACCAAAAGTATTTTCACTTGAAAAAACTATATAAAGAAAACCATCTTTATCACCCAATTCAGAATATAATTTACCAATAGATTTTGAACCAGAAATAATAGTATTATTAATAAAGAAAAATAAAGCTTGTTCCGGTGATAATTTCATTCTTTTTCTAACTACATGACAAAATTGAGACATATTTAATTCTTTTGGTACTAAAAACTTATTTTTATCTATCCCAGGAATAGTTGAAGTAGAACTAGTACATTTTTCTAAAATAATAGGTACTCTATCTTCATATTTAGCGAGTATTGAACTTGATTCTTTTTCACGTTCTTCGAAAGAATGTAATTGTTTATATGATTTCATTATATATAATATATATATAATATTTTTAAATCAAAAACTTATTTAATTTATAATATTATATATACGTATATATAATATTATAAATTAAATATTGTTAGTATAATTATATAAATTATCTTTAGTTAATAAATTATACCAGTTTATATTTTTTTTTTTTTCATAATTTATTTCAGACATCTTAAATGTATCTGGATTATAATTATTAGGGTTTGGAGAAATTAATTTATATCCTAATTTAGGAAATTTTAATGTTCTTAAAGCTGCTAATCTACCAAAATTACTTGAATATGTTACAATTAATTCGTTACATTTACCTAATCCCCAAATTTCTAAAAATAATTTTATATTATTATTTAAAATTGTATTATAATCTTTTGTTTTTTCTAAATGCATTATATCGCCATCAATAAGTATTTGCTTATAATTATCATATTTTTTAGAAAAATAATATTTAGTATCGTAACTATCACAACATATTAATAATAAAAAATTTTCATTAGTATTATTTTCAATAACATTATCAATAAAATTTACATATTCAATATAATCATTATCTGTAAGTTTAATTTTATATTCATCTATATAACTCCTTATTTGAATTCCAATTGTAAAATAATTAGAAAAAGTATGTAATATTTTTTCATATTTTAATTGTATTGAATTATTAAAATTAAATAATAAATGAATTGCATCTCGATAAACGGTTGTTTCATTAATATTTAATAAATTTATTCTTTCTTTAAAATTATTATTTTTCATTAAAAAGTAGATAAAAAATTTATTTGATATAATAGTTGTATCTTCAATTAAATTATGAATTTTATTTATTAATAAATCTTGGTTATTTTTATCAAATATATCATTATCCATTAATCTAATAATTTTTATATTTTCTAAATTATAATCTTTTTTATTCCAACAAATATTACTGTTTTCATAAAAAATTTTATCGAGTTCAATAGGAAATTTCCAAAAAATCCTAAATTCATAATTTAATAATATTGCTAAAACAAAAGAAGATATTAAACCTACCATACGATCTCCAATACCACCAAATCCTTCATCAATTTGAAAATCATATATTTTACTACACATAAAAATAATTTTTTTATTATTTTTTGTGGGTTTATAATGTGATAAATCAATCATTTATATATTATAAAAAAAAATATTTTTAAATTAATAACTATACTATTTACATTATCTATATTATATTATTAATCTAATCGTCATTTGTTTCATCTTCACTTGAATCATCACTTGAATCATTTTCATCATCATCCGAACTATCTTGAATTATACATACATCATTACCATTTTTTTGTTCTAGTTTAGGAACTATTCCTTGATGTAAATTCCATGTTAATCCACATTTATTTGCTCCGATAAACCATACCATACCTGGTTGAATTACCGCTTTAATCGCAGTTCCTATTGTAAATTTATCACAATTTTTAACTGTAATTTCCTCATTATTTTCATCAACTAATTTATCTTTAGTTTTAGTAAATAATTTTGCCATAAATCTATCACTAAAAGTATCTCCATCTCGTGATAAATTTAATTTTAATTTAATAGATGAATAACGTCCATCTTCTTCTTGAGTATCTTTATCTTTTGATTTTTGTATAAATTTTGAAAAACAAGCATCAACATAATCACGTGATACAGTTTTTTTATTGAAAAATTCTTTACTTCTTTCCATTAACATTTCTATAATTTTCTCTTGAAGTTCTTCTAATTTATTAAGTGCGGCTTTTACTTTTTTATTAGTTTCCACATCATCTCGTTTAAATACTAAATTTAAATGATATTTAGGTAGTTCTGTCGGTTTTGCCTCATCCTTAAAAGATTTAATTCCCCATGTAGGAAGTTCTGGCATTTGCATTTTAAATGGTTCACCATCTAATTGTAAATTAGTAAATTGACCTCCGTGATTATTTTTACTTACATCGCTAAAATTAAGTAGGTCAGTTTTTAAATCTTGAATTTTAATTGGTAGTTTAGACATGCCTTTATTATTATTTGTTGTCATTTTTCTAAATACTTTATTTGTCATAAATCAATTTTATATCTATTTAAATAAATACAATATAAAATACAATATAAAATTTATATATAAATATATATATATATATTTTATATTCAGTTTATATTAAAAAAAGTAAAATATTTTAAAAATTAAAAAATAAAATACTTTAAAAATTAAAAAAAGTAAAATATTTTAAAAATTAAAAAAAGTAAAATATTTTAAAAATTAAAAAATAAAATATTTTAAAAATTAAAAAATAAAATATTTTAAAAATTAAAAAAAGTAAAATATTTTAAAAATTAAAAAATAAAATATTTTAAAAATTAAAAAATAAAATACTTTAAAAATTAAAAAAAGTAAAATATTTTAAAAATTAAAAAATAAAATACTTTAAAAATTAAAAAATTTTAATTAAACAGATTCAGCATTAATTCCATATAATATTTTATTATCTGGAGTTTGTTCTATTTCTGCATCTATATGAGTATCAAGTTCTGTTATATTTATATATTCTATAATATCGTTATTAATATTTTTTATAATTTTTTTATATTTTTCAAGAAATTCAATTCTAAATGCTTCAGTATTAATAACTAATTTATTATAATCATCATCACCAAATGTAAAATCAATAATTCTAATTTGTTTCTTAAATTTTAATATTCTAATTTCTTCTTCTTCTTCTATGCAAATATTTTCTAATTCTGTTTTTAATTTTTTATTATCTTTATGAAAGTAATATAATTTGTTTTTATTATTAATATCAGAAACCTCAAAAATTATAGTATCAAGTTCTGTTATACTATAATTTAATAAACTTATAATATATTCTTTATCTATTTTTGTATTAATATTTACGTCTATAAATTCGTTTATTTTATTATATATATACATATAAAAGTTTTTATATTTTATATAATCATTTATTGCTTCTTCTTTATTATCAAAAAGACTAATAATATTTGTTTGCGTTTTATTTTCTTTTAATAAACGATTATAATTTATTTTATTATAATTTTTAAATTTTTCAATATAAGGTAAATTTATTAAATATTTGATATTATATTTTAATGTTAATATAAATAGTTTAAAATCCTCTGAATTATAATCATCGAAATTTTTTAGAATATTATTAAAATTTCCTTTATCATTATTAATATTAATTTTATCATAAATAATAAATTTGTTCCCATGTGATAAATCATTATCAATAATTGTTTTAATTTCATGAGTAAGTTTAAGTTTATTTTTAGTATTTATTTTTTCAATATTTTTTATAATTTCTAATGATTGTTCGGATTGTATTGGTGTATAAAATTTATATAATTTATCTCTTAATGGTATATGTTCATAATCTGGACCACCAAATAATGTAGAATTCAAACCTCTTTTAACATTATATTTATTATTATTTACAGTATATGTATAATTATTAAAATTTTTATTAAATAAATTAATATATTTTAATTTAAATATATTTATAATTTGATTATTATTTTCTAATCGTGTCTTTAATTTTTTACTATCACATCTACCACGAATAGTACTCTTAAATATATTATTTAAGGTATCCAATTTAAATTCATTTTTATATACAATACTATAATCAGCACTAAGATTCACCTTTAATAAATCTTCAGTTATGTAAAAATTATATTGACTATTTTTAATATATTCATAGATATTCATTATATATGGTCCATAGACGTAATCGGTTTTTTTTAATTTATTATCAATATCTTCATCAATATCTTCATTAATATCTTCATCAATATCTTCATCAATATCTTCATTATTTGTTATATTATCTATTGAAAAAAATGGTATACTATCCTTTTCAGGGTGTGTATAAAACATTATTCTATCATTTGTATCATGTGTGGTTTCATTATTAAAAATTTGATTTGCTATAAAACCATTTTTAGAAATATTATCTATAGAGAGACTTATATCAATATTTATACTTTTAAGTAAGTCATTATATTCATCTTCATTTTTAGAAAAAATTTCCGTTTTAATAAAAATATTTAATAAGTCAATTAAATTATCATCATATTTTATTTTTTTATCTTCATTTAATGCTATTTTGAATAATTGTAAACAGTAATGTATTAATGATAATTTTTTAATATAAATTGATTTATATACATACTGAATAATTTTATGATAAATAATATTTTGATAATAATTATTAGTTAATATTAATTCTAATTTTAAAAGATTATAATAAATATATTTATTTATATTTGTAATATAAGTGGCTAATCCTTCATCTGTTTCAGAATCAAGTCGAAATGGTTGATTTATTTCCGCAATAATTTTATTTATTTTTTCTAAATCAAAATTAAATAAAATTAAATTATTATCTACTTCATTATAAATTTTTTCTATAGTTTTGTGAACTAAAGTTTTAGGAATATTGGGGAAAATTTGTGCTGTTTTTTTATCTGTGTCGCTTATTTTATTTTTTTGCTCTAAATATTTACAAAAAGGGTGATAATATTCACCTCCTTCTTCTTCTATATCTCCAAGGGTTGTATGTTTAAATTTGTTATTTTCGTGTATATTAAAATCCGCCCAATCACTTTCTTGCCATTTATTTCTAAAATATTGTCTTCGATTTTTTTTTTTGTCTCTATTTCTTATATTTGCGTTGTCTTGATTGAATAAATTATTCAATTTTTTTTTAAAAGGACTTTTAACATTTTGACCACATATATTACATATTTTTTCTTTAGGTTCAGTTGAATTAGTTTGTGTTAATGATTCAGATTCTACAACACCTCCAATTATATTAGTTTTAATACTGTCTAGATAATCTATATATGTTTTATTAATAAATATATTATGTTCTTGTTTTTGTTCTATATTAATTTTAAATAAATTAGTCAATTCCATATCATATTTACCCTCTATCATATCTTTTTTAAAATCACTCTTTGTAAATATCTCTTTTAATTTTTGTTTGTATTCGGTAAATTTTTGTTTATTTTTAACAGGATCGTTTTTTTTTATTTTATCACTAATTATTTTAGAAATATTTAATGGTTCGTTAAGTAAATTTTGTATATAGTAATTAAATGAATCATTATTTAAATTATTATTAATTATTCCTTGTATTGCTTTTTCTAGAACTTTAAGTATTGTTCTTCTATTATGTTTTATAATATTATTATATGCGTATGTTAATTTATAAAATACTAAAATCATTTCCTTAATAATAATTTTACTTTTATCATTTGTTTTTTCATATTCTTCAAAGTGTAAATAAAATTCATCCCATGTTATTTTATCTTTTATATATTGTTCTAAATCATTAAGATTATTAAGTATTTTAGTAGTATTAAAATGTGAATATATAATTTTATCTAAAATATCAATTAAACTTTCATTATCGTCATTTACACGGTATTCAAAATCATTATCAATTATATCTTTATTATTTAAATTATCTCCACAAAATATACATATATTTTTATCATTTAAATAATATTTTTCTTCTAATTCAATATGTCTACAAAAACATTTAGTAAAATTAATTGTATCTAAATGCCAACCAAAAAATTTTTTAATATTATTTATTATATTTTTAAATTCATCATCTTTTATATCAAAACTATCTATATTTTTTAATATTAGTGTAATTCCTTCAATAATTTTATTATTTATTATATTAAATTCTTGTTTAGTTGTAGTTGATATTAACCAGTCATACCAATTTATATCATAATCTTTATCATTATTATTTAATAAATAACTATTAATATTAAATTTTTTTAATTTTTGTATTTCATTATATAAATTATATCTAATAAGAGAATTATTTTCATAATTAGTACATTTTGTTTCAATAAATATATCTCTTTTTTTTATAAATTCATATTCATTTTCTTCCTCTATTAGATTAATTTCATTTATATATGGATTTTGTATAAGATATTGTTTTCCATTTGGATTACCTTCTATATTTTGTAATATATATAAAATACTTTCTGAATACTTAATTATATTTATATATGAAGGTAAATTAATAGTTTTAATTAATATCAATGACATTTTTAAAGAATATATCATAAATTTAGCTAAATTTTGATTTTCAAAAATTGCATGAACAAAGCGAAGGTCATTCAAGTTACAAATTTTTTCATAATTATCAAACGCATTTGAAAGTTTGTAAGATTCATAAGATATATTTGTTAAATTTCTTAATTGTTTTATAATATTATTGTTATTCTTATCTTGTTTAAGAGATTTATGAAGTTTAATAATTTTATTTTGTATATTTTTTTGTGTATTAATTTTACTAATAAAATTAGATAAATGTAAATAATGATTATATTGTCTTAAAACAATAATAGTATTAATATTTTCTATATTTTTTGTAAAACTTATATAATCATTATTTGTTGTGTCACTAATTTGTAAATTAAAATTTTCATCATCCCATTTTCTTAATAAATTAAACATATTATCTTTAAAACTAATTGTTTCTACTTCTTCTATTCCTCTAAAATCATAACATTTTACATATTTTTCATTATTATAAACTTTACTTGTATATGGTTTAACTATTTCTATTTTATTATAAAAATTTGATAATAAATATAATAAATTTTTTGTTGTTTCACTAAACATACTATTAATTTTTATAATAAATGAACCACCTCTTTTTTGGGAAAATATAGCAGTAATAATTTCCCCCAAGTATAATTTACTTAGTATTAATTCTTCATACTCCTTTTGATTATCTTTTATGTCAAAACCACCGTCAGCAGTTATAATATCGGCTTTTTCATTTGGATTTTTATTATAATAATTAAATATTTTTTTTAATGTATCTATATTAATAACATTTCCAGAATTATTTATTTCTTCATCAAATTTTATAAATGTATTTATATTCTGTAGAGTATCACCAGAATATTTACCAATACCATCTTCTGTATTTAAAAGAAGATATTTATAAAAAATTATAATAAATTTTTTTTGTAAAAATGTTGATTCATTTTTTAGAGGGTGATTTTTAATTTCTTCATCCCAATTATCATATCTTGGTATTTTATCAGAATTTTTTAATATATTTTTTTCATCAAATGTTATAATATCAAAATTTTCACTATCAAATAATGAAGTTTTATCAACATGTTTTCTTATATTATCTATACAGTGTATAAAACCACCTGGAGCTTCTGCTATAAATATAATTTTAGGATTTTCACTAATTATTTTTCTGTAAATGTCATCATTATTAAAGGTTAAAAGTTCCCATAATTTATTATACGCTCTTGATATATTATCCGGTTTTATAGATATTTTATCTATTAAACTGTAAGGGTTTATAAAGTTTTCGTAACAGTTATATAATTTAGTTTTTATTTTTTTCTTTTTTCTGTATTCCTTTCTTTTATCATTTATTTCTTTATGTAAGTGATTTTGTTGTCCATTAATATCCAATGTAACCCAATTATCTTTA